CATGACGGCGTGGAGCCCATCGGGCTGGGCATCGAACGCCACGCCAAACCCGAACGGCTTGGGGCGGTGATCCAACAACAATTTGACGTGGGCGGGCACGTCCGGCTTCAACGAGCCCGGCGCAAACTCGAACGTGTCACCGAACGGTCCGATGGGGGCGGCCACGTTCCACGGCACCGCCATACCCTCGAGCCGCAACGGCCCGGTGTCCGGTGTGCCGTTGCCGGTGCCGGCGTCCGCGGCACCGGCAACGGCTAGCCGGGCGGTCCGGGCCACAAGATAGGTGGGCTCGTTGTCGCGCATCGCTCTATCCTCCGTTGGCGGTGGCGGCCACCGCTTCGGCCGATTGGGTGACAGCCAACGTGGACGTGCGAAGGAAGCCCTCCAAATCGAACCGGGCCGTTTGCCCTCGAGGAAGCACCCCGGTCATGGTCTGTTCCCAACACGTCAAGAGTGGTTGAAGCCCGAAATCGAGTAGGTCCAGCCGGGCGGTCAACGCCGTTTTGTACGTCATCGAGTCGTTCGGGACGCCCACACCCACCGAAAACGCGGGCACGTTGCACAGCCGGGCCACGGCCGCATCTTGATATGAACGGCCCTCCACGAGTTGAAGCGTGCTCGGATTCATGGTGGTTTCGTGGTATTCGGTGACTTCGTTGATGAACGCCACCGTGTTGTATTGGCGGTTCCGTTCGAATTGGTCGATGAGGGCTTGGGCGGCGGTGGTGTCCAACGGTTCCCCACCGGTTTGGCGGATGACACCGGCCGGGATCTCCACGCCCGCGAACCGGTAGGCGGCACCGTTCAACCGTTCCGCCGTGGAGAGCACGTCGGCGCCGCCGTTCAACACACCCACCAACGGGGATTCCCACAACACAACGTCCCGCGCGGGCACGTCAATCACCGCGTAGCCGCCGACACGCCACGGATGAGAGCTCCACGCGCCGCCACCGGCCCGGTACCACGTGACGCCCCGGTCATCCGGATGGGGGCGCACTTCCACCCACGGCATCCACTCCAACGCTTGGACTTGGTTGTCGGTGTCGCGCACCGTCACTCGAGCCCACGCGTAACCGTAGAAAAACAAGTCGTCGGTGACCCACGATTGGAACCATGCCGCCGTGTGGAAGGGATCGGGGCGTTCTAGCCAACCGGCACCCAATGCTTCGTCCCCACGCCACCGTTCCAACGGCAACGTGCCCAACGTGCCGCACACGATGTCGCGAGCCCGGTTCACCACCGAGTTCCGCATGGCGTGATCGCGTGTGGTGACCGGTAGCCCGGAGCGGCCCACGATCTCGGCGGCGAGGGCATCCTTCAACGGTTGGTGGGGGTCCGTGTCGGGCCAATCGGCGGCCGCCCGGACCGCCCCGGGGAACCATTCGGCTATCCGCTGTGCGAACGTTCGCGCAGTGCGCCCCACAGCGCGTCATGGTGGCGTGCTTTATGCCGGGAAGGGCAAGGCCCGGCGCGAAAAAAGGCTTTACCGCCCTCCCGGCCGATTTACACCGGGGACAGAGAGCCGGCGCTACGGGCGGGCCGACAACACGAGCGGCCGGGCCGGTGCCGGCACGTCGCGCACCACCCACGCCGCCAACGTGGCCGCCACGAGCGGCGCCACGTCGGTGGTGGACCGGGTACGCGACCACGCCCACGCGTCACCGAACAGCCGGCGCCGGGCGCCCAACACGGCGGTGTCCAGCAACGCTTGGTCACGATGCTTCAAAGTGCCGGCGTGGAGGGCGTCATCGAACGCGAGGCAGGCTCGGCCGATGGTGGCGGCACCATACGACGTGACCGGCACGTGGCGGCGGGCCAACTCGGCGATGGCACCGGCACACGTCAAATCATCGGCGGCCACCGTCACACCGGCCTTACCCACGAGGGCGGCCACGGCGTCGGGCACCCAGCCCGAACCGGGCCGATGGTCGATGGCTTCCACGGTGACCACACCGGCGTCCAACGTGGCCCGCACGATGGTGGCCGCCGACCGGTCGGCCGCGATGTCGAACGCGTAGGCGGCCCGGCCCACCGGCTCGAGCATGGTGACGGCGGCGGCCCACAACGCCAAGTCCAGCCCGGCGCCGGCACCGGTCATACCGGGCGGCCACCGGTTCAAATATTCACGGTCGAACCGTTCGGGCTCGCGCACCAACTCGGCCAATTTCGTGGCCACGAACGTTTCGGAGATGGTGGCACCCAACGAGGGCATGGCGGCCCGCCACGTGGCCGGGTCGTCGCGTTCGTCATCATCAGCGGCGCCCCATTCGAACCACGCCACACCGGCACCGGAATCGACCAACGTGGCGTCCCGCCCCAACTCGGTGTAATGCCAAAACATGAGGGAAGTGGCGTCACCGGCGTTGGACACCACCCATAGTTGGGTGCCCGGTTTGAACATGGTGCGCGCCGCTTGGGTCGGGCCGACTGCATCCACTACGGGCCAACCCAACAATGCCGCTTCGTCCACCACCACCAAATCGTTGGAGCGGCCACGGCCCGCTTTGGCGGTGGCGGCGGCCACCGTCCACCGTGACCGTGTGCGAAACGTGACACGCTCCCGGCCGTTGGACCGCACCGTGGTGGCCACGTAGCGGCGGGCCGGGCCATCGGCCAAATCCAACAAACGTTCGGCCGCTAGTTGCCGGTCCTGACATAGATATAGGGAACGTTGCGCCATGAACGCGTTGGAGCGGAGCAACAACACGGCATCGATCAACGACGACTTGCCCTCTTGGCGGCCCACGGACAACCCAACGATGGGATAGGCCAACGCGCCGGTGTCGGGCTCCACTTCCAACGCGGTGGCCATCACGTCGGCTTGCCACGGCATCCATGCCGGCACACCGAGCGCGCGGCGCAACGACTCCAACCGTTTGGGACCGGCCCACGTGGGCCGGTCACGGCGTGGCGTGCTCCAACGGGCCGGACAAGCCACGCCATACCTCGTCATCATCGACCGGCAACATCAACCCCACGCGGGCGTAGAGGGCTTGGAGGGCTCGTTGATAGGCGGTGCCCGCGGCGGCCACCGTGTAGGGCGTGGTGCCGGCCCGCTCGGCGGCGTCCACGTTGTCGGCCATCACGCGGGCATAGTGCACGAGCGCTTCGTCCACCGGCTCGAGCCGGCCGGCCGCCCGCATGGATCGCACCGTGATGTCGAATCCGCGGCGGCATCGGCCACGCGCGGGCCGCCGTTCACGCCACAGGGTCAGCCCAGCGGCCACGGATTGCCCTCCACGTGGCCCGTAGAGCGCCGAAACCGGTCCGCGGCACCCATCGGCCCGCACCCACGGCCCACGGCCATTTCGTCACGGTGACGGAATGGCGTTTCTTTCATCGCTCCGCACCGCATGAGCATCTACACGGCCCGCGGTGGTCGGCCCGCAACGCGCAAACGTGTTGAACGGGCGCGGTGGCAACCTCCACCCGCGACGCCATCCAACGTTCGGCACAGAATGGCCTTTCCGTCATAGCCAGCGCCATCCCACGATCATCCGCCAGACCGCGCGCATGGTCGCGGGATCGGGTCGGAATGGCGTTTCCGTCATGCCGCCGTCTCGTCCAGGTGGGCGCGGAGCTGAGCGCCGATGTGCTCGGTGTAGGCGGGCGGGACGGCTTGTGTTAGTTCGTCGCGGGTCATCCAATCGATCCCCATTGCTTCCTTGACGTGAGGAGCAGCAGAGCCCGCGGGATGTCCGCACGGATCGGGGACCACGATCAATGTCCCGAAGGACCGCTCAATGCCCTCGGTCGTGCCGTAGGGCAGGACGCCCATCACCCCGCCGGACGCGGTGCGGCGCTCATTGAGGTTTCGGCGACCGGGCGCGATGACTTGGACGTGCTTACGGTGGGGCGGGGCGAGGATCAAGTGAGAGCTCCCGAACCGGCGATGACGGTAGATCGGTAGACCGAGCGTCCAGCCGCACAGCACCGTCGAATGGGGCATGGGTGCATCCATCACGTTTTCGATCACCCACGGCGTACCGTGCTCGACGAGCCGATCCCATGTATCGGCGAGCAGTAGCGGATATACCCTGTCGGCCAGCCACGGAAGGCGGCGCATCCTTGAGTAGCCTTGGCATGGCGGCGACGCGTGGATGGCGTCGAAACCGTCCAGCGGGTACGTCATGGCGTCGGCTTGCACGAACGTGAACGGGTAGTGGGGTTGCGGGGCGATGTCCACGCCCAGCACCTCGAAGCCGGCCCGGTGGTAGCCCATGGCGGCGCCACCGGCGCCGCAGAATAGGTCTAGCAACCGTGGCCGGCCGGTCATGGCGCCGGTGTCACGCATGGATCGGTGGGCAACGCCCCGGAACAGTCGGCGAACGGCGGCACCGTGGTGGTGGTGGTGGTGGCCGGTGTGGAGTTGGTCGGCGGGCCAACGTCCACACCGGCCGTGCATGACACGAGCACCGCGGTGGCCGCCGTGGTGGCCCATCGGGCGGCGCGGGCTCGTGTGGCGCCGAACCGGATCGGTGGGCGTTCGGCGCGTGTCGGTGTAAGTCGGGCGGTGTCGGTGGTGCCCGGTGCGGAACGGAGAGATTTCGAC